CTAATTTACTAGGTTTTGTTTTGATTAAATGCGTCATACTATTTACTCTATAGGCTTGACATGCTTCTTCAGAAAGAAAAGCCATATTAGGTGCCTGTACAGTAAACTTAACCCCTTCAATAGTGGTGAAAGATAATGCTACTATGTAAACCCATATCATATTATTTCTCCTTTGTTGGGAGTAGTTTATACACTTACTCAGGTGTGCTAATTAGTTAATCATTTCAAAGATTGCTATAACGGTCATGAAGATTGCATACATTTCTAGTCCAGTCATTCTATACTCCTTTCTGTTACAAAGCTGTTGTGATGCCCACAATGAGGGCAGTAGAGTTTACTTGGTTTCCAAGAATCTGTAGTGGCTATAGACCACCAGCCCTTACACTCCTCACAACCAAAATGGTATAGTATCTCTTTTGAGAACATTTAACCCCCCTCTAATTTATATCTACGATCTCACAGCTATCCCCAGAACAAGCTAAGGTCTGACTCCCTGCCGTGTTATCCTCTTTCTCATAGTCTGAAAGCTTTTCCCAGTCAATGCTTTTTGGCATCAAGGCTAGAAGTTCTTCGTACTCAGTTCTAGTACACTCCTGATATGGTGCTTGCTGATAAATGTGGTTGACTGTTGGTAGGAACGATACCCCCGACATCTCATCAAAATTCTCGTACACGAAAGAGCCTACTTTTAACCACTCATCAGCTCTTACGTTGATAGTAACGCTAGGTTTGTGTTCGCACCAGTGACGCTGATACATCAACCACATTTCTAACTGTTGGATGGCAGTCATATCTGCCATGACCTTTGCTCCGTGTGGAGACTTATGAGGGAAACTAAATACCACTGTAGTATCAGGATTCTGTGAACAAGGCTCGTTAGGTACTCCACGGTCATTTAAGAAGGATGTGAGTGGGTCTTTATTGTCCGCCCTGACAGTGCGTATATAGTAAGGGCTGTGCCTAGCGTGAATCCCACTAGCACTATCAACCAATTGGGAAACTGTTCCTGATGGCTTAACACAAGAGATAGCGGTAGAAACAGGTATACCAAGGCGTTCAGCAAACTCAGCGTTCGTAGAGATTGCAACATTTTTTAAGTGCTCCAATGTTTCTGACAGACCACTATTTGATGTAGTCATCAGGGGATTATCCATAATGCCTGTAATGCTAACGCCAAGAAGACGTTCCTCTTCTGTGTTGTCCTTCCAATCTTTAGAGAGGTAAGGAAAATGGGTATAAGTACTCTGCACAGTACCTAGGATAGTAGCAACCCTAACCTTCCTCACTAGGTCTTCTAGGGTGTCTGTAGAACGTACTACACACTCCGTTAGGTTACAAAACTGAGAGTCGCGTAAAATTATCTCACTGCAAGGATTAGTGCCGAAGTCAAACGAATTATCTCGTCTACCATTTTTACCTGCTTGTGCTTTAGCCGCCTCACGGTTAAAGATACCACGCTCACCTGACTGACTCTCAACCAGTGACATCCACTCACGCATGAACGACAGGCTGTCAGGCTTCTCTGAGTAACACACAGAGTTATTAGCTAGGGCACGATAACCAAAGCGATATATATTTAATTCTGGTTCGTCCCACCACTTACCTGACTTAGCGTGGCGAATTTGATCATCATCTAAATTACTCAGTGAGATCATAGCACTCCGTCGAACACCACCCACTACAACTACCGCACCAATCTTACACATGATGTCGTGACACTCAATAGAAGACAGCTTACGCCCAATAGCACCCTTAAAGATGCGAATGGTGAAGTCAAACAATTCTACCAAAGGTGCTGGCCCTGACGCACGACCACCAAAGGTCTTCAGCCTAGCACCAGCAGGTCGTACCTTAGATATATCCCACTTTGGTATTTCACCACTATACAGAAGAGCAATTAACTGACGCAGAGCCTTAGCCCAACCTTCTTTGCTGTCCCTAACTGCAATAGTTGTGTCGCTATTAAACAGGGAATCTGGTACTTCTGGTAGCTTTTGTACGTACTGTCGTTCAACAGAGAACCCAACACCTGTTCCACACAGTAGAATAAACATAGCTTGGTCAAAGCTCTTGATGCTCTTAACTGTTAGGTAACTACAATTGTACATGCAAGTATTGTCGCGTAATGATGCTGGACCTGCTGTCATCATTGACCTCATACTAGGCATAACATCTAGGGACAAGATGGCATCTTCTACCTGTCGTATATAACTGTCATTCCCAAGTACAGGGTGTACAATGTTCTCCATGTAACGGGTAACTGTCTCCGGCCAAGACTCTCTTTTATTCTCCTTGTTAAGCCAACGTGCATAACGTGACTTGTGAATAAAGGACTGGTAATCTGTTGGTAAGTAATTGTTACTCATTTTCTGGGGCCTCTCTCTTCTTTGTGTTCATCAAACCAGACCATATCGTTTATATCAGCGCGCTTCAATCCAACATCTTCTAGCTGTTTATCTGTCATGCGATTAAGATGCAGTACCGTATCTCTATGTCGTTGCCAAGTCTGCAAGTAATTGTATAGTCGATATAACCATCTACCAATACCTTCTCCTATTAACATAGCCTTCATCGTTTGTCACCACTTCCACCAAGTACACCCCGTTCTTTTCGGTCGTACAACTTATCAAGATTCTGCATAGCTACGTCTGCTAGATTTAAGTCTAGGTCTCGACACAAAGCAGCGAGATACCACAAAACGTCTCCTATTTCGTCTGACAGAGCTTGCTTATCAAACGTACCGTCCCGCATGATCTTCTTAACCTTGTTGGCTACCTCCCCAGCTTCCCCACATAGACCCAACGCTGGGTATATTGCTCTATCTGAGGGCTTGTAAATTGCAGTCTCAGCGGCAGCTTTCTGGTATGCGTTCATCTCCATGTTTGGCCCTTGGTCCCCCCAATGCTCTTGTTGGTGTTCTTTAGCCGCTTCTAAATCGTGTTGGTATATCATACTAAGGACTCCTACCATAAAATTCTACTGGTACTGCTGGTTTTTTGTCGTAGTCAAACAAGTACCAAGCGCAATTATCTTTACCTTGGCTCTTACTTCCTTCAATCCACTTGACCCTGCCTACACTTACTATCTTAACGCAGTAAGACATAAGAACTGCTGACTGCTTAGTGTGCATCCAGTCCGCGTCAAACAGTACCCAAGTGGGACATACCTGCATCCAGTTTTGTATAAACTTGTGTAGGAACTTTCTTTCCCACGGTGGGTTAGTGATACAGAAATCTACTATGTCTTCCGCACCAAGGTCTAAGTCTAGTGCGTTATGTTTAAATATACCATTTGCTTTTGGCTCAATATCACAAGCAAACAGACAATCCCCATGACCGTCTGTAAGCTTAGTTAGGTGAACTATTAAACGACCATCTCCTGCACAGGGTTCTACGTAGTCAAAGGCATAAGGCAAGTGGGGTATTAGTGGCTCAACGGCAGCTAAGGGGGTAGGGTAGTAGTCCCTTGGCACCCTATCAAAGTCACTACGCTTACCCATACAACTCTTTCAACCTCTTGAGGGAAACAAACTCTGGCTCATAGGTTCCGTTACTAATCTCACGCTTAATCACGACACCCTTCCACCAGTCTAGGTTAGCTTGTCCTGCCCAACCCTCTTCTGAACCCTTAAAGCACCCTGCCACAAGTCCTATGACCCCAGCAGCGTCTTTAAACTTAACGTCACGTTTGTGGCTGTGACCACAAGTAGAGCTTTTATATCGGTGGGCTAATAGGCTATTGGCATGATGCAACCCTGACATAGCAGAACCAAAGTTACCAGAGCTAAAGAAGTGCGCGTATGAGACGCCATCATAATCTCTAATAGAGGGGGCAGTGTTTTCGTATTCGTGGTATTCGTCAAACCAGTAATCCGTTTGTAAGTGGTTAAATGATATCCCATACTTGGAGCCTTCAAGTCTAGGGTCTTGTCTAACAGCTTTCTTAATACGGTTCTCATGGTTACCTTCAAACCCAAACCAAGCTGGTTTCTTGTATTTACGGGTGCTAGGCTTTCGTCTCAGTCTGTCCATTGCATTGTTATACTGTTCGATGTCCTGTTCATAACTTTGACTAACAATAGACTCAGGATATCTAGTGTCAAAAGTGTTAAGAGAGCGCATATCGGCCCCATCACCAAGGTCAATAATGTAGTTAGGATTGACTTCATAAATTAACTCTCCAAGCCAATCAAACCTTTCGTTGCTGGTATCGGGATCGCTGTGAGCGCAACTAAATACAATAGCAGTTTTAGACATTATAAAACCCTTCTTGCTCTCTCATTCTATTTACAAGTTCTTCAGAACTATCAAAAGTCTTCTTGTACTGGTAAGCTGCGTCCATACTAGAGAAGGGTATTTCTTCCGTGTGCAACTTTCCCTCTTGGTCAAATACCTCGCACAGTAAATACCAGTTATCATCCCTTTCGTCAAAGTCAAACTGGAAAGGGCCATCACTCAGAATCCTGTGTGTATTAAAAGCCATTCGTCGGGTATCCTTTTATCTGCGTACATGAAGCCATTCTTCTCAGCCCACATACCAAGAGTTGTAGTTGATCCTTTACGAATCTTAGACCTACTATTGCTAAAGACAAACCTTATATCAAGCTCTGGGTGTTGCTTCTTTATCTCTATGTGCTTCATTCTATCTTCTGTAACGAAGCGTCCCTTTGATTCCACTATGACGCCATTAGGTAAGATAAAATCTGGAGTATAACTCTTGATCCTATGTAAGACCCACTTAATCTTTAAGGTCTCATACTCAAATACTACACCCCTCTCTTTAAGATCATTAGATATACTATCCTCAAGACCAGAACGGTAACCATTCTTTATTGCGTGTTGTCGTATCTTACTCTTGGTGGTAACCATATTTCACCCACTTCCCTACGTAACCAGAGTAGTCTGGCGTTTTCAATCACCCTGTCTTCATCACCATCGTAAGCCTTAACAACAATATCCCACAGGTCAAACTCAGCCTTTGCTCGTCCTAATAGTTTAGCAGCTTTCTTTGGGCCTACTCTGTGTAGACCTATGATGTTGTCCGCCCTATCCCCAGTTAAGATTTGAGTGTAGAAGAATACCATACCTTGAGTTAGGGTAACCTTTGTTAAATCCCCCCTAACAATATTAAAGTGCCAACAGGGTATCTGTAGCATATCTTTGTCTATAGAGGCCACACAAACTTTGTATTGTAACCTACAAGCTTCGATAGCTATGAGGTCATCTGCTTCCTCACCTTGGCTTATAATGGCTCCCCACTTGCTCTCCATGTGATCTCTGGCTACCTGTAGATGACGAGGCTTATCTACTCCTTTCCTGTTACCCTTGTATACCGCAGTCTTTGCTATATCAAACCTAAAGTTTCCCTTGCCTGTGAGGTACACGACATAATCGTCTGGGCAGGGAAAAACGCAGGTCTTTTCTAAGGTGAAGTCTATAAGTTCGTCAACCTTCCTTCTAGTATCTTTCGATCCCATAGACTCCGTGGAGAAAGCCGCACGATAGGCAAGGATATCCCCGTCGATTATAACTTTCCCCATTTCCATTATTCGTCACCCCAGATCATATCCCCATTGTCACACTCAAAACCTACTGCCTTGACATATGTGTAACCACTTGCAACAGCGAACTCTGCAAATAATTGACCTAGCTCTGTTAGTAGTTCCAAGTTATCCCGCTCAAACAAAACTGTTCCATCATAGCCTTGTTCTTCTGGGTCGAAGTTAGTGCAAAGAGTTATCTTCATTGGGGTCTTCTCCTATTTAAAATGGAATTTCGTCTGGGTCTACTGAGTCAGGGGCCATATTTTCCCAAGGCACAAGCTCTGTAACACCGATATTTGATAGTCGTATGCCTACCCCTTGCTTGTATGTCTCAAACATAACCACAGCTTTAGTTCCGTTGCCCAGAGCGCCATCGTCTTCGTAGGACCACATTCTCTTATTCTCACGTCCTTCACGTAAGTCAACAACCTTTGGTGTCCCGCCGTAGTCTATAGTTACTGGCTCTCCCGTTTTACTATCGGTAAAAGTCTTAGGGTCTGTTACCTTTACTTTGATCTTCATAAACTTACCGATACCAAAGTCTTCATTCCCACTTAATACACGGGGGTTGTTCATTGGCATTGGGTCCATACCCTCTTCCAAAAGCTGATCTATCTGAGATTGGTCGGTGAAGTAACCGTTAACAATGTACTGCCCACCAAATGCGTAGATAGCCTGTGCTACACGAGGCCCATCTGGTAAACCCATGTCAACGTTTTCCTTAAATACTTTTGCATATTCAAGAACCATGTTCATTTCATATTTAGCCATGTCGAGTTTTCCTTTGTTTGGTATCTATATATAACGTCGGTTTTAGCCCAAGTGTGGGGGTAAAATAAAAATAAATATTCTAGTGTATATCCGCATATGTTTTTCCGAACTGAGCGTCTACTCCCAGTGGTACGTTTAGGCTTAACTTTCTATTAACCTTGCAGATAGCACTAACCATCGTTTCTCTTATCTTACCTTCATCTCCCTTCTTAACAACGGCAATAATCTCGTCGTGAAACTGACCTACCGTTTCTACCCCATTGTTGCGACAAACAGCAACCCAGCTATCAAAGCAGAACACTCCAGTTCCCTGATTAAGAGTAGAAAACCTGTCCTTCTCACTTCGTAGGCTATACCAGAACTTAGATACAGGGTTCTTCAACCACATAGTATCAAATAGTTGCCTTGTCTCTACTTCAGAGGCTACCTGTTCTACTGACCAGTTACGTGACCAGAAGGCATCTAAGAGCGTCTTACACTCCTTACTGGGCATACCAGTAGTACGTGACAGGGTAGCTACGCCTACACCGTAGGTAGCACTGTAGTTGACCACCTTGTAGTTCTTACGCAGGGCCTTCAATGATAGCTCTCCACTATTGTGTTTATCCATGTCATCCTGAGTAATGGCCCCTGCGTGTAGGGCTAAGTCTAAGTGAGGATCAAAGCCATCACGGCTCATCTCTTCAACATAGTCTGGGTCTAGTGGTTTCATGTAGTGACGCTTAGTAGTATCCTCCAAGGATGTCATATCAGCACCACACAGCGTGTATCCCTCTGGGCAGGTAAGACAACCACGTATCTCTGCTCCGTAAGGCTTGTCTATCGCTGGCAGGTTAACCAACGGCTTTGCATGTTTGAACCGTAACGTATTAGTAAGACCTGCTACTGTAGCCTTAACGTAACCGTCACGGTGAGAGGTAATCATACCCTTTATAACACCAATCCGGTGAGATAATACGCTGAGACCATCTAGTAAGTTTATAGCCTCCTCTTTTCCTGCAAGCTCTTTAACTGATTCACATAGCTCACTGTTTTTTCGTACCTGTTCTAGCTCCCTAGTTTCACCAGTAACTCTATCCTTCATAAACTTGAAGGTACGTGGCTCCCAGCCCAGTGAGAACAACCAGTCCTTGACTTGATCTGTAGAGTTAGGGTTAGCTCTCTCATAACCTGTGGTGACCGTTATAGACTGTGTGGTTGGCGGTTGTAATTGTTCCTTACACAATTCTATCCACTTCTCCCCAAGTGCTGATATAGAACCATCTTTCCTCTCCATAACCTTTGGCTTAGTCCTAACTGCTGTTATACCCCTCTTAGGCATGGCGTCGGCCAGTAACTCAACCTTCTCCGCTTTAAGGGCTTCCCACTCTGCTAGGTGATCCTCTGCCTTGGGCACGTCCAGTTTCCACCGTAGGGCTTCCTGAGAGGCTGCACACTGCAACTTGAATGTCAGGTAGTCTACCAGTCTGTCACGATCTTTATCTTCCTTATATAGCTTCCTCAGCTTGTAGCTTAGTTTATCCCACAGTACATTGTTGATGCGTACATCCTCTTGGCAGCGGTGCTTATAATCTTCTGGTGTTAGGTTCTCCCAATCATCTATACTAGGTTTTGGAACACCATACTCCAAACCATACTCAGATAGTCCATGCTTTGTTTTCCAGTGGTTAAGATACCACGACAACCCTAACGTATCTATGAGACGCGACACAATCTTAATACCCAGTATCTTTTCCACTACGGGGATATCATAACGAATAATGTTATGACCGATCAGAGTGGGGCTATTAAGAAGTACATGTCGCATTTCGTCGTAGTCATAAGTTGACCTAACCTCACCAAAGTCATTAGACCAAGACATTACGTGTATCAACGTAGGGTCTAGTCCATCTGTCTCAATGTCAAATACTGTGTTCATTATTTACACCCCGTTGAAAAAACTATTCTTGGCATATTAGTGTATCTCCCTTAGTGTAAATGTTTCGGTGCTAAATCGTAACTTACCCGCATGACCCTCTTCTGCGCATGGTCGATTCTTCTCAACCTTTAAGTAGGTCGTGTTTCGTTCCTCAATACTGTCAGCTTCTTTATCACGATGCAAGTCAATAATAACAGAGGCACGTTGTCCTATCATCTTACAATACTTTGGGTCACCATTTTCATTAGTGTGGGCTATGGTAACAATCCCTACGTTAAGCTCTGCTGCAAGCTTAGATAGACGCACAGACAGGTCAGCTAACATACTTTCCTTATTCTCTTCTGAGCTACCTACCACTACATCTTGGATAGGCTCAAAGAAGATAAACTTACAGTCACACGCCTGACTAAAGAAACGTATCTGGTCGCACAATTCCTCAGTACCTTGCCCATCCCCCAAGTAAAACTGGTAGAAGTTTTCGTCCTTTGTCAGATTAGTGATAGCTTCACGTACAAGGCCATCAGCATCTTTATCTTCTATTAGGTCACGTCTGGTTAGGTTATCCCCCACTTGGTACGACACAAGCCCTAATATCGACCGTAGCTTAGTTTCCTCTAGGTGCCATGCTGCAATAGTAATACCCTGCTGTAACATGCTGTATTCCATATACCTCATTAGCTCTGTCTTACCAATACCAGTAGGTGCTTTAAAGACTGTGAAGTGTCCCTGCATGAGACCCATAATCTTATCGTCCAGCGCAGTAATTCCAGTGGGGTAGTATGTATGCTCTGGGGTGTCAGTGTAAAGCTTAAGAAATTCCTCTGAGGTGTTAAGTATGTTTTCTGGTGTGTGCTTAGTAGGCTTCCACCATAGGCTCTTAAAGTCTGCGCCCTTACCTGCAACCAAGAAGTCATTAGCGTCCTTGTACTCACCATGCTGGATACGATAAACCCTATTGGGGAATAGACGTGCCATACGATCCGCTAAGGCGTTTCCTGCATCATCATTATCGACAGACAGGATAATCTTCTCAAAGCTATCTAACCAATCCTTACAGTTTTCCCAGAGTTTCTTAGAAGGCGTTGCAGAGGGTAACGACACAACAGGGTTAGTGTAACTGGTCTTCATCATCTGTGCTACTGATAGTGCGTCAAGTTCCCCTTCTGTTATAGTTAGGAACTTAGAACAACCAGCAGGAAAAAAGTTCATGCCAAATAGTTCATCCCCCTTAAAACCACCCTTGGCATAGAAAGCCTTCTGATCTAGGCGACGAACCTTAATTCCCCCTGATGGGTAGATGTACTCCTGCCGATCAGTGTACGACATAACATTGTAGTCTCTCATTGTGTTAGACGTAATCCCTCGCAGGGGTTCAAAGTTTCCCTCTGAATTATTCTCCCTTATTGTATGTGTCTGATCTACCAAGCCTACATCCTTCCTGTCGTTTGTCGGGTACTTATCCTTTGCCCAAGGAAACATTCTTTCCCTTGAGGGGTAACCCCTGTCGCAAGATTTACAATGCCCAATCTTCTTATCATTTTCATAGTTAAAAGCGTCACTAGATTCGCACGACGGATAAGGACAAGGACCATGTGATATGTTTGCCATACTTTAGTTTCTTTCTATTAGGATTATTTACTCGTGACTGTTTAAAACTCAAGTTATTACTTAAGTACTTCATATATCTATAACGTCGTTTATAAGTGAAGTGTGAGATCACAAATTGTTACAATTTTCTCCCTTATGTCCTTTCTGATGCTGTTAACAGTCCACCTATCCACGTCGAGAGCTTCAGCAGTTTCCTTTACGTTGTTGTTATTTCTATATAAAAAAATAAGAACCTTCCTTTCTTTGTCGGTTAGAATTTTCATGAGTTTCTGCAAAGAGTTTTTTAACTCGTAGGACTCATCTACGCTTTCTGCCCTAACAGTGTCAACTTGTTGGTCGAGAAATTCGTAGTCGTTTTCTTTTACTTTGTCCCTTCCCTGACGACCTAAAGAGTAAGTTAAGGGTGAAGAGGCGCGATTTGTATAGTCGCTCATAGCGTCTCTGGCCCTGTGGTAGAGGGTAGCTGGACTTTTCTCCCCCTTTGCTCTTAGCTCTAGGCAGGTAACCACACCAGTTGATACAAGGTCATCATATTCTTGATAGTTCCTATACTTGGTTGCCAACCTTCGACACATGTCTAGTACTTCCTTATTCTCCATCTACTTTTATTCCCTTCTTTATTAGCTCGACAAAACCGTACTCAAATATCTTAGCGTACAACTCTGGATCAAGGTCCAGTTTAACAGAGGCAGTACCATCCTCGTTTTCTATTACCTCTAAAACCTTTATTTTATTATCCATCTTTTATCTCCTTGTTATGTTTACGAAACCTTTTATTGTAAGCACGTTTAATCTTCTTTACCTCTCCTCTTTTCCACCTGATAAATCTACGTGCTTTGGTAAGTCCATCATACTCATCGCCGCCCTTCATGGGTATACGTTTAGTCATTTGTTGTCTCCTACTACTGGGGTGTTAGTAATAGCAAGTATTGCCTCTTAACTAATACAGTGGTGTCAGTTTACTCATCTCTCAGTGCTACCCATGACAAAGGAAATAGTGTTTCCATCTTTAAGCTGATAGCCCATGCTACCTCTTGTGTCTCTGCCTGTGTGTCAGAAGCGCAACGGAGACGACACATGTCAGCAAAGGCATCAAGGCTACCTGACCAGTACCATTCAGTCATTGTAGACTGAGGTAGTACCATACGTGCTTGCTCTGGTGCTATGCCCTGCATTTTTAACTCGTGATAAATCTTTTGAGCTATGTATTTATAGTCCACCCAATCATACTCTCCGTAGCTCTCGCCTACGATCACTCTGGTTAAAACGTCTCCTACTACACCAAAACTGCCCTGTTTCTTATCGTCAGCCCTCCCACGCCACTCATCAGGCTCATAGAACTCAGGCTCATCATCTACATATCTACGACTAATCTCATTCCAACGTAAGAACTTATGTTTAACCAGTTGACGCGCCACAAACACTGGAGCCTTGACGTGGAAGGATGCAAAGCAATGCCCAAATGGACTATAATGGCCGTGATTGGCTAGGTACTTAATAAGCTTCTTATCAGGATCGTTGAGTATAGGTGTCATAGGATCACCCTCAACGCATGACTCACCAAGTGACTCACTCTTCTTACCAAAGGATACCCTTGCTGCATTTACTACACTAAGGTCACTGCCCATGTGGTCTATGTATGTTATTTCAATCATCTGTGGTTATCTCCCATGTTTCTATCCAATGCTCAGTCTCATACTTAGACTGCAAATACAATACACGTTTTTCTGCTTTATGC